ATTCATTTTTGAATCCAGACCGCCATAATTTATATCAGCAAACAAATTCATAGTATAATCACCAAATTTGGTATGTTTATCTATGATGTCGCGATAATAAAAAATGAATCTTTTATGAGTTCTAACTGGATTGGGAGTACTTTCAATAACCTCATTATAAATGGAGGTCAGTGACTGATCACTTCTCGATGATATGGAACCACCCTTCTTTGACTGGCCTGTTAAAAGGCCACAATTCAAAAATTTAATAGGGACAAATTGTTCCGTACCATAGAAATATGAATAGCACTGAGAATTTATTGTTAATACATTTCGGTGAACGTAGTTCTTTCCAATTGATAACTTAAAACCAACCTTCTTTATGTTTCTTAACCATATCTTATATAATCTATCGTTAGATGGAAACAAAATATCATCTCCATTAACCAAAACCGGCAAATCATGAATATTAACTTTCTCCCCCATATACTCTTCCATTGACATCCAATAACAAATAAAATTAACCATACACAAAATGGGAAACGACAGAGTCGAACCCATAAGTTGGCCATTTTGTTGCATAAAGGATATAACAGCAGCGTTCAGAGGGTAAGTAATGAAATGTTCATACAATACCGATCTTAATATACTAACTAAGTCATCACCGTAATTACAGTGACTTAAGAATGACTCAAAACAAATTTTTGTGAAATTAATATCCAAACCATCAGTAGCAGCACTATAATCTCCTGAAACGAAACTGTCAAATTCAAAACCTATCTTCTTCGCTCGATTTACGAGAGAATTTAAATCGGAAATAATTAACGGTCTCCCTGTTAAGGAAAATGCTGTATACCCCTGTAAATATTGCCACATAGCCTTCTGAAAAAATCTCGATATCCAGTACCTCAAAGGAGGTCCTTTAGTGATAAGTCGAGCCTTTAAAGGTTCAGAAATTGCATACACTCTTGCAATGACAGGTTCAGTTTGCGCCATTTCAATGACATCTTTCAATTTAGGGCATGGAAGCCCGAAAAGCTCTGTGAATGCTTGCGAATCTGTAGGAACACACTCAAGAAAATCTTGACTGATTAACGTGCCATCAAAAGCGGAAGAAGGAGCAATCTCGATTACGTCCTCAAGGTTTGTACCTTTAGGATCTCGGACTGTTCTGTCAACCGTTTTATACATGTTAAATATTCCTCTTTCATCAGGTAAATCCTGTAACTCTTCTAAGGTATAGCCTATTGGTTCTATATCAATCATATTCCCTTCACTGTCATATTGAATGCCAGATCCAGAAGGAACAAAATCATAGTCAGGCGCAACCCGAGTAGAACAGACAGAACAACCGTCGTCTGATTCATCGCCAACATCTATTTCATCAACTCTATTTCTCTTCCACTCCTCCTCTAAAC